TCATTGTGAAGGTCTGTTTGTAAATGGGGCTCGTAATGGTTTACACTTAGAACCCATATTTCTACTTTACAATATTACAAAACTTGATGAGTGTCAAGAACTCATTGATAATTTTTATAAACTCGTTGCATAAAAAAAGAGCAGTCGTTAAACTGCTCAATAATTATATCCGAAATTGAAAAACGAACGGACTTTTCCCCTTCCCTTACGACGCAAACATTTCTTGTTCTTCTTTGCGTCGCTGAACTAAACCTGCTACTACTTTCTTTTGATTATTAAAAACCCAACAACCTTTGTATTTTTCTTCTGGAGTTTTAGCGTTTGGATTTTCAAACAAGAAACGTTTGCAGGCTTCGTCATACCTTTTCTCATTGACTAACCTTAGTATGCTTGAACTCCTAAAACTGCCGTAGCCAATATTGAATTCAAGCGAAACAAGTGCGTCAAATTGTCCTTGTGTAAGTGGAGCTTTCACGAGTTTATTAACGTTATTTTCATGAACGTATAGATCCATAGAAAATAATCTTTCAGCTTCTTCTTTTGTAATTGTCATATTAGGATGAACGTCTGAACCTGTATGACCGTAACCAATGGTTGAAACGTTTGAAGAACATTTGTACGTATTCAAACGTAAACCTTCTTTTAATTTTATAAATTTCTTTCCTGCTTCTGATGTTTTCATTTTGTACCTTTTCTATGTAAAATACATTGATGTTGAAATTCTTCAATATCATCAATTCTTTTGTGTGCAGATTTTCCAGAGTCTTCGACTCTTACCATTCGTTCAATAAGATTGTTGTGTAAATCCTGCTTCTTTTCTAAAGTGTTTAGTTTTTCTTCAAACTTTCCAACTTTAAAGGCCAGATACAAACCTTGAATGACGACTGCAAGTAATATTCCTAATAGTTCATAATTTAGTTGCACTTCTTTTTTCCCTTTCTCCAACGTTGGGTTTTCTGAAAATTATCTACTGAATGAAACATAGCCCAACGTTTAACAGAGTTGAAGCGTCCGAAGTATTCACAAAGAGTTTCAAAGATTAAAGTTGAAAGATACCTGTTATATCCTACAACTTCTCTATGCTCACACATATAATCATGAACACAACTTGCTAATTTAAAACGTGGTTCTTTTTGTTGTCCGATTATCAACCAACAGAATGGCGGAACGTTCGCACCGTTCCAGTCGTAATTTTTTTCAATCGTAAAGTCGTAAATCTGGTTTTCGTATTCGATATGAATTGAAATATCTTCTGTAACATAGAACGGTTTGTTCAATGCTTTTTTGAGTTCTTCGCCTTCAAGACCTACCAGAATTTTATCCTGCAGATAAACTTCTGGCATATCCTTATTGAATACAATCTTTAAACCCTGCCTACCTTCTACAGTGCAACAAGGCAAGCCACCGAAATTTCTTAAAACTACGCACACGATACACCTACTTTCTTAACTGCTTTGATAACGCAGGGTTAATTTTGTTAATACCTTTTTCAACGATTGTTTCAGAAATTGCGTTTAGACGTTTATCATCAAGCGGACAATCATTACAGAAGTAAATCAAACCTGCTTTAATTCCTGCCGTGATAAGTTTCTTTTCAATCTCATCAACCTTTTCAGACGGTTGAACTCTGTCAAGAACGTCTGCAATTCTATCTTCTACAAATTCTCTTGCACCATTTAACGATTTGAATAACAAAACTATAGGTGCGGTAATCGCTCTAAAAAATTGTTCCATGATGTCATACTCCCATTTTTATTTTTAACCGTCTTAAATCGTCAGGAAATTACCCCAGATTATTTATTTTCTTTTAATGCTTTAAGTAAATTTTTTAACCAACCTTTGATATATTTCACACCGTCGAGGTCGTATGTATCGACATCAAGCATTACAGATATGTATTCAACAAGGCTTTCGAGGTCGATAAAATCCTTTATAGGCTTGTTGCCACGTTTCTGGTTTGCGATACTATCCATTAAAGAATAATTGAACAGGTTTGACTTACCGCCTTTTGATTTTGGTATAGTATGGTCAACCGAAGAATAACCCCTTTTAAGTGCTTTTCCTGTAATATCTCGCTTAAGTGGAATTGCTCCACGTTCAAATTCTTTTTTAAGAATTGACTTGTAACCGAAATTAGGACTTTGTGAAATAGGTTGAGTAAGCATTTTCTTAATCCTTTGTTAGTTTTTCAAAGATAGCAATAATTTCTTCTTCTGTTTTTCCGAGTGGTAGAGTTGTTAAGAATGGATAAATCACACCATAATAAACGTGGTTGCAATAATTCCAATCTGCTTTCATTCCGAGTTCAGCAATCTTTGCTTCTAACATATCGAACGTAATACCTGCAGGTTTGCAGAAGTTATTAAAGAAGTCTAACTTTGTTATGTGTAATTGACTGTTGATTTCTGCAATCTTGCGTTTAATAGCTTCTTTGAATTCTTCTGTATCGAGAATAGGAAAACGAAATTCTTCTGGAAGAATAACTTCTTCATAAACAAATTTTGTTTTAAGTTCTGGTTCTTCTTCTGCAATTTCTTCTCTAATGTTTCTACGATAATAAACAGAGTCGTTTGACAAAGTACAATCAACTTCAAGCGGTCTTTCTAAACTCTCTACTATTTTCCAATTCAATAACATTTTGTTTTTTCCTTTCACGATAACTATGTAAACTAATAACCTTTTTACATTCGCCAATATTAACTTTTGGTTGAATGTATTTTGCGTAAATCATATAAACGTTTGCGTGCTTGAACCACCCTAAATAACTAACGATTTGAGTGCATTCATACCAATTCAATTTGTTTGATTTACTCATTTTTAAAGCCTTACGTGTAGCTTTTAAAATAATTGTTTTTCTTAAAACTGTTCTGTTGCGGTAGAACTTATACCCCATATAATCAATGCAACGACCTTTTTCTTTTCCGTCTTTTGCAATATATGTAAATCTGAAAACTTGATAATTCGATTTAAGTTTAAGGTGTAGTTCCTGCAGATAGTTCTGGATTTCAGAACGTGCCTTGTGTAGTTCTTTTTTATTTGGACTTAACAGAACTAAGTCGTCAACGTAACGTACGTAGCATTTAATTTTTAATTTCTGCTTAATCTTATAATCTGTTTCTGTAAGTATCCAATTCGCTAACCATTGTGCGATGTACCACCCAATAGGCAAACCCATATAAATATCTTCGTCTTCATAGATTGCAATATTTGAGTCCAGAACTAAAAACAACACCTGCAGAAAACTTTTATCTCTTATTCTTCGTGCTAACATTTTCTTAACGACTTCTGTATCAACTGATTGAAAGAAATGTTTAATGTCGCACTTGAAACAATATTTGATTTTTGATTGATGATGTTTTATGTATTTTGCAAGGTATCTTTTACCGTAGAGTCCACCTCGTTTTGGAAGTGAACCGCACGACCAAATATACATTGATTTCATAAAGATAGGTTTTAAAACTTGAACTAATGCGTGGTGCAAAATTTGTTCATAAATAAAATCTGGTTTAACGATTACACGAGGTTTTAACTTAATACCGTCATTGATTAGAACCGCAGTATGTTTTCTAAACTTCAAACGTTTCTGTGTTATTAAATCTTGTAGTCGATAGATGTAGAAATTTATTTTCTTTAAGACCTTCTTTACGTCTGGTCTATCTCTTTTACTACGTGAAGCATTGATAATTGCATTGTAAATATTTTCGTGGTCAATCAGTTTGTCAAAAAGGTTTTTATATGTTTTCATATAGCTAACAAATTTTCTTCTTTCTTAGCAACCTCAAAGCGTTTCGACTGCAATACTCTTGTAATGACTACTAAGCTCTGCCTCTTTGTCGGTTAATTTTTATCAAGTGATACGGAATGAGAAGTGCATTAGAAAAGCGAATTCTCTAAGAATTAGAAGCACCGATGTTCCAGTTCGCATTCGACGACGCATTGTTAGAATTCCAGTAGAACGCACCGCAAAGCAGACCGTTGTTCGAGTTACCGCCACGATAAGGCTCGTAGCTTC